CACGGAGGTTCTCAATCTGGAAGGAATTGTCCTCTCACGAGGCATTTCCAAAACAGACAAGAGACCACGCTTCATGCATGGTTTCTTCGAACTTGTCTTTGACAGTGATGGTGTGCTGCTTGAGCATCCGTCTACCGACGCCATCAGAGCAATCCGTCAGGTTTGTCACCTGCACGGAAAGCTCAAAGAGCTGCCTTCACCTGAGAAGCTGAAGGCCGCTTTTGATGGCTACGTTAGAACGGACAATGAAGTTTCTCAAGCGCTCCCTGAATTGCTCATCGAGGAATTCAGGCGAACCGCAAGAGAAGCTTGGGGTCGACACTTCTCCAACATGGAGAAGTTCTTGTATCACGACGGCTTTTTGGCCGACGCGAAACATGGACCCGGTGCAGTTTCCCAACCACTCTCCTCAAACGGGAAGTGGCGGAACAAGGAGTGGACCGAAAGGCTCGAAAGATACTTTCTTTCCACTGAGTACCTTAACCATTCTCTCGCCTGCGAAGGCGAAGAGATGGTACTGCACCCCCCTGGTCAGGAACCACCCGCTCGGGTGATTGCTGTACCTAAAACGGCTAAGAGCCCTCGAATCATAACGATCGAGCCCGTTTACAACCAGTTCATACAACAAGGCTTTGCGGCCCTGTTTACAAACTGGATGTATCGCGACCCGGAAGTTAGTTTCGAGTTCCGTGAACCAAATCAACTACTAGCGCAAGCCGGTAGTCGGGACGGTTCTTATGCGACCATTGACCTTTCCGAGGCCTCTGATCGCATATCTCTTAGACTGGTCAAAGAATTGTTCGGCGATCACAAGTTCCTCCTAGGAGGAATCTTGGCCTGCCGTTCGATGACCAGCGAACTTGAGGACGGCACAACTGTGCAGCTCCGCAAATTCGCGTCTATGGGGTCCGCCCTCACATTTCCCATCCAAACTCTCGTCTTCGCGACGATTGCAAAGATGGCTGTGAGGCGCTCAAGCAGATCAGCCGGTTATCTTCATAACCAGCTGATGCGCGTCTATGGGGACGACATTATTGTCCCCATAGAAGCAGCTCACGAGACAGTTAAGTTGCTTGTGGCTTTTGGCCTCAAGGTGAACACCGCTAAGTCTTTCTGGACCGGAAGGTTCAGAGAGTCATGCGGGGGAGATTATTACGCAGGTGTACCGGTCAATCTGGTACGTGTGCGGAAGAGACTCCCACTGTCTCGCAGTGATGTTGACGAAGTTGTGGCCTTTGTTGCATTCCGTAATCTATACTGGGAACAGTATGGACCAACGGAACTGGTCACACTTCTTGATACTTACATCGAACGGTTGATCCCGTTCCCTGAAGGTTTCAAGGAGACTGCAGGACTCGTTCGTTGGAGTATCTTTCCAACCCCTCACGGGATGGATAGGCACCTTCAGCGACCCTATGTCGAAGCATGTTACGTCGTCTCAAAAAGACGACGTGACCCGCTCGACGGTCTCGCAGCGCTTCTCAAGTTCTTTTGGACTCCACTCAGTGAAGACCATCAGCACTTGCAATACGCTGGGCGCCCCGTGTCTGCCAACATTAAACACGGGAAGGTCCTTCTCTAGGAGAAGGAGGTTCGGCTAAACCGAACCGGC